TTATCTCCACCAAATCCTTGTCCTAAACCTTTGTATATGCCAGCAAGTGTTGTACCAACACCTAATGCAGTCTGTAGTGGTGTAGGATTAGGAACAACTGTTGATTGGAATTGTGCCGGATATCCACCCATGATTCCTGTTACCTGTCCAGCAAATCTATCTAATTGTTCTTGCGGTAAGAATGTAGCCTGTCTTGCTGCTTCTCTCTGTGCATCAAGAGTTGCTTGTTGTTGCGCCTGGTTCAGTGCGCCCAACTGACCTAAACGTCCAATATTTGTTCCTGTGATACCTCCAGCTGTTTGACCTAAACCTGTTTGAAATTGACCTAACTGTAACTGTTGCGATGCCAATGCTCCTCTGTTAGCTATGTCCTGTTGTCTGGCTGCTGCTGCCTGACCAAAACCTTGTT